GCCCTCCACAGAACCAACAAACATCTCTTCTTCCTTCAGAACTCATTCAACCTCGTCCTCCCCGGTTCCACCAATTGTCCTGTCACACGCATCTTCGCAGATACACGTACGTAGTTGGCAACTGTTTCACCTCTTCTTTCTGCTTCTGCTTGTAATAGTTTCAGAAGGTCAGCATCAACGCGTACTCCAATGGTATGCACTTTCCTTGATGCTTCATCTTGCGCCATGTGTCAACCTACGCTTCGTATTGGCTATGAGGATGTCGCTCTGTTTCATTGTGTTAAACAAAGATGCACAAGTGTATTCGTTTTCGAGCGGCCCTTCATATACCATGGGTACTACCCACAGAATGCCCGCAACAAACAGGGCACCACAAAAAAACATAGGAGAAATGAAACATGGAACTACGACCTTACTACGACCGACCGACTGCTGTAATCAGCGACTACCTTGCACGCATCGACCAAAAAGTGCGCGCAAACTACCCTCATTGGGGTTACGAAAACAAAGGTGTTTGGCCAAAGGGAGAATACGGAAAAGGTATTCTTCGTGCTGACCAATTCAGCCTTTTGGGAACCTTCGGACAATGGCTTATCCCTTCGTCCGGTGCAAACGGCAACCCAACTTCAATCGCTGTTGACTCCTTCGGATGGGCACAGCGCACTCTTGACTTCAAGACTCTTGAAGAGTTCTACTACCTTTTGATGGGAGTGCAGTACCCTGTTACTCCACTTTTGATTACCGAGCACCAATGGCGCATTTCCGGTATCGAAACCCCTGTCATCGACCAACAAATCTTCGAAGTTCTTGAAGAACCATTCGTTTGGTACGAAGAACCAATCGTCATCGAGCCTGAGAAGACTGTTGTCTGCGCTCACCGCGTTGTCGGTGGATTGAGCAACTTCGGAAACTCCACCATTGCTGGTGGAGAGAAGTGGCGTATCATCGGAAGCGTCGTCGGTCAGCACCACGAATTGATTCAACAGCGACAATCCATTGGAGAGTTGTCCTGAGCACCTTTTGGTGACTCATTACATGGAGGAATCAAGAATGGGTATTCTTGGAGGACTCGATGTCGGTTTCGGAGCAAACATGCAAGTGGTTCGTACGAACTACTTGTGTGTGAAAGACTCCGGTGCCGCATTGACACAAAACGCAGCCAACTTTCTGTCTCTTTACAACCAACACGTTTCAGAGCAGGCTTTCGGAAACACCGGCTTGAAGTGCGACTACATCTTGCCAATGGTCAACCAATGCAGCGACGCAGGAACTACTTCCTCAGATGTTGTCATTGAAACCATCAACGGTAGCGCATTGCCTGTCGCAAGCCAACAAGCCAACGCAGCCTCTTCCAACGGCTACGGCATCATCGCCGTCCTTGGTGTCGGCGCAGTTGAGTTCACAAACGCCACTCTAACCGCAGGAACCGCAATCGCTTCCGCAGTTGACGCAAACGCAGACCTTGCTAACAGCGGCTTGCTGTTGGACATGGTCGGTGCTTCTGTTGACTCTGGTGCACACGCTGGTATGGCGACAACTGTCGACCTGTCCGGTCTTGTGGCTGACTTGCTTACCGCTTGTGGTACAGGAACTGTCGCTTTGACTGACACCGACCTCAACGCTGCAAACTTCGTTGAGAAAGGCAACGCATCCGGCGCTACCGCAAAGACTCTTGCAGACGTCACCGTTGGAGCCAACTCCTGCGGTGTTATCTCTGTCACCACTCTCTGTGGTGTCGGATACGTCTGATTGAGACGGACGTCAGCAACTGACCGCCCCTTCCGGGGCAGACGATGCAATGAGCGCGTGAGCGTGAGCCTTGTCTGCCCTCAAAGGGTTGTCCGAACACGACACGGTTAAAGCCGCAATCGTATTCGGATAGGACAGGGCCGACGGTCCTACACCAAAAGAAACAGAAAACAGGTGAAATATCATGGCAAACGCAAACCAAAGTGCAAACAGAGCAGGAAGCGCCTTCGGGCGAGAATACGGAGCCGGCTACGCCGGGAATGATTGGGAGAACATTGTTCTCAAGCCGGGGTACATCCTCAAGATTCGAGACCGTTTCCACCTTGTGGAAGCAGTTGAGGGTCTAACGGTTGACCTCTTCTTCAACGACAACTTCACGTACACCATCTCAAGTTCGCAAATCACAGCAGCAAACGACGGTGCTCTTCTGCACCAATACGGAAACTTCTCGATGCAAGCGCTCCTTGGTACAACGAATAACGCTACTCACACGAACGTTCGAGCAAACATGCTCAAGCCTTCGTTTGACAGCGGATACATTGAGTTCAAAGACCTTGAACCATACCGTGGACACTTGTACCACTTGTGTCCGTCTCTACCAACTCAGCCCAAGTACGCTAACGTAGACGGAGAATGGCTCTCAAAGGACGGAACACTACCAAGTGATGGCGGAATCCCAATCGGATTCGGCAAGCCATCTCTTGTTGCTACTGATGTTGGCACAAACGCACTTCGCATTGACACCTTCGACGGATTAACGACTGTCGCCGCACACGGCACAATTGACCAATCCGGCATCGTTGGGCCAACTACACCTATCGGTTCTATCTCACCCAAGGTCTACCTACGCCACCCAGCGGGTGTGCCAAAGTGGGTTTTGGACGAGGCTCCTGAAGGCTCAAGCGGTTTGGTCAAGAACTCCGGAAGCATCGAAGGATTGTCCGGATTCATTGACGGACACATCTCGCCTATTGAAGACCCTGATTGGACGTACTCGCTTTGGATTGAATCCGGCGAGAACAACCTACCTTCTTTCAAGATGGTGAACGACACCGAAGAATTGATTGTTGACGCTCGTCTTCACCTTCAAGGATGGAAATACCGCATTGTCGAACTTGGCATGGACCAACTCAAACAGATTCGTGACCGCAGCGGCGGACGTCTGACATTCAAGATTGTCAACCCTGCCGGCATTCCAACTCCCGGTACCCTGCTCGCGGACTACTTCCCACGTTGAGGAATAGACCAAGAACAGTAGGGTAAGGGATGAAAAATGCAATCGAACAGGGAATCCGGAAACTTCACCACCGATGGGTTTCCCATCGCTGTCCCCGGTAGCGGTTCACTTGGAATCCCCACGGTGTTTGCAGGTACTGCTCGTGATACTCGTTCACGAGAAAGCATGTTCCGCCCCGATGAACGCTTAGTTGTCACCGAGTTCAACAACATTGTACTCGACACAGGCACCAACTATCAAGTGCTTGACATTGCCGAAGCAGGTGAACTGCAAAGCATTGTCATTGTCGCTGACAACCCGTACTTGCAGGTTTTCGTTCAGATTGACGACTTCCGCAACGCTGAACCAAATGGTACGACAGTTGCAGAACTTCTGTACAACGGCAACCTGACGCAAATGTCTCAGCGTCGGTTCCGTCCGGTTGATGGTCAATCGCCTACGGTCGGATATGCAATGGTGTTTGAACCACAGAATCCTGTGCAATATACTGAACGCCTTCGCATCATTCTGTACAATAACATCCCACGAAATACGAACGTGTATGGCTTGGACCTGTCCTTCCGTAATTCAGCAACCCTACCTACGCCCGCTGTACCCGCTCACATGGCCGGCGCTACGTTCGAACAATCATCACTTGCGGCTGTGTCACTCTCTGAGATGTCACAAGCGATGACAACCCCTGTTGGTTCTCCCGCTTACTATTCGGGTAAAGCATACAACGTTGGAGCAATCAATGGTCAGATTCAATCAGGGATGATTCTCGGTGCAGACCACCCTTATGTCGGAATTGCGGGTAGACCAATCTTCAATTCTGACCCTTCTTGTGAGTTCCAATTCAAAGAAGAAATTGGTACAGGAAACACACGCGATTGCTCTGTGAGATTCAGGGTTCGCGACTTAGCAGAACGCTTCCCCGGTACAGTCGCTTCGCCTTCTTCGATGGTAATTGACATTCAACCTCAAATAGGTGAAAACGGTTTTTTCAAGGATGGTACTAACATCACCGACGCTTCGTACGAAGCAGGTCTTGGATTTGGAGTCAAACTTGATGGAAGTGGGGCAACACGTACCGCATCATTCGACACAACATCTGCAAATTATCCCGTAGGAAAGAGAATGTTCGCCCGAATCGGAGGTACTGTGCACATGCTTGGTGTGTGTACTGCTGTTTCAGCCACTTCTTCGTCGGGTGGTTCAAATGAACTCATACCTACGGGTGGCGTGTCAGTAATTGGAAACACGACAGAAACAACCACAGGCTACGACGTCAAAATGGCCGCAAACCAGTTTTTGCCTATGGGCTATCATTTGAAAATTGAACCCGGTCTTTCAGGGCTTGTCTCAGACTTCGCGACAGAACTGCTTTCAGGTGCATCGGTGTCAGAAGGAAAGACCCAAACATCAGAGTTCGCCCGTTGGGGACTTGTCACCTCAAGCGCAGACACCAACCCACAGATTCTCGTTAAGAAAATCGACGTTCGTCGTCGCAAGGTGTACAGTAAGGAGGGCTGAACATGAATCTAATCTACAACAAAACAGGAAAGGACTATGGCAACGGCATTCTGAACTTTGCTCACAGATACCCTATCATCGGACTCATCGTCCTACCAATTCTATTCGATTGGCCAGCAAAGGCCGTACAAGCAGGTGTCCGTACCGGAAAGTACGGCGACCCTCGTCTTGGTAGTGCCCCGCTTGCAATGGAATTAGAAGAAGGAACGGGTACTTCCGGAATCTCTTTGTTTGGTAATCTGACCAAGCAAGGTGGTAATTTTGATGAAGGACCACAATTCCCTCCTCGTGGAGACATGTACAGAGATACATCTCACCTCAACAGCGCAAAGACCGGTCCAATGTATGGAGAATCCGGATTCTACCGCGATACCCGTCATATGGCCGTGACCAAGCCAAGCCCAAACGCAGGAAGCGAAGGGGGCTTCCTTGACGCTAAAGGAAAAGGTCCAAAACCCGATACCCGTCCATCATATTCACAAGCGAACCAACAACTCGTAGACATTGTCGGCGAAGGCTCCGTCTTCCAAGGCATCTCAGGTCTCGGGAGGGTTCGTCGATGAACCGTCGTATGGCCGCCAATCCCAACTACGGGTACGGTAGCCACTTCGGTGCCGTACAGGCCCCCACAATCAACGCAGGGAGCGCAATCGCTCTTGTAGCCGTCACAGGTGTTGTTGGTGCAGTTGCATCAGGGATGTTCGTAGGTACAGACCCTTCCAAGAATGCACGATTCCGTGCACTTCTGTCTCCAAAGGGTAGCATGAGCACAGGTCTTGCAGCAGGTCTCGGACTTGGCGCTATCGTAGCCGGTGCACTATTCGTCAACCAACAAGGAGGGTTCTCATGAACCTTAGTTGGTCACAGAAGTTGACACTCGGTGTCACCGTTGCGTACCTTGCAACGTCCGCTATACATCTACAAGCAGGAAGAAAGGCTCTCGCCTTGATGTTTGCAGGATACTCCGTCGCCAACATGGGCGCTTTCGCATTGGAGGGCTGAACATGGCAATGAGCGGTGCAGACGGCAAGAGATTCTCACTTGATGCGAGAAACAACTTGTCAGGACGCCCTGCTCAACTCGGCGGGTTTCTGCGGTTGGAGAAAATCCTTCCACCGCTTGTCGTAGCGGCAGTCGCTTTGGGTGTCGTCTACATGGGTGTTAATTACATGAGGAGACGATGAAAATGGGTTTGAAGAATGAGTTGAAAAGGTTCTCGAATGAACATCCACTTCTATCTATCATGTACATTGGTTTCCTCGGGTTCACCGCCATTGACTTGGCTTCTTCATTCACACTACCCCGTGGTCAAGGACCGTTCTCAGGACTTGGTTCTTACAAGCCAAACTACATGACACGTTCTACGTTATCTGCAATGGAAGATGATGTTTCCTCGTTACGCCGTCAGATTAACGATGATGCCAAAGTTCCTGATTGGGCGGAGTCCAAAATCTACACCGCTGCTGACCGCCTTGACACGGTAGAGAACTACATGAGTCACCGCTCTGACCTTGGGCACATTACATCTAAACAACAATCCAAGATTAACAAGATTGAGGGTGAATTGAGGAAGGCGTCTAAGATGCACGCCTCTCAAGCAGACCGTATCTCACAACTTGGGGCCACCACTTCCACGTCCACCACAACATCGTCTTCCCACCCCCCTATCGTGAGGGAAAGTATGCAACAGCACGCTGGTGGCTCTCTGAGTGGCTTCCACGGCGCTGGCGTAGGTTTCCACGATGGAGTTGGAGAGAAGGACTCTCGTCAACTACCACCGGGGCTACGCCGAAGAATGATGGCTCGAACCTTTGAATCACAAGTGTCCGGTGCTCACCTTGGCAAGCAGGATATTTCCGTCAGAGACCGCGCTAACGACAGCGCCATGAAGAATGTGAGTGGAATGTACGGTCTAAGCGGAATCCTGCCCGAAACGGGCGGGGGCTGGACCGAATGAGTCGTAAGTTGGAATTGAAAAAGCCAAGGGACCATCCTGTCAACAGGAATCCACTCAAGGTCCTTGGTTTTCACGAGTTCAATGAAATGGCCATCACAGATGACCGTATCGAGAAGTCTGCCGCACCATATTCAAAACGGCGTGGCGTAGGTACGATTGTTTCACGTGCACACGTAGACTACCTATTGGTTGCTACGTTCCTGTACGCATCGTACAGGTTGTTAGGGAAGTAGTGCTTCACTCTTCCATGCCGACAGACATCTTACTGCCTTTTGCGAGCAACTTGATTTGAGTTGCAAGGTCTTTGATACCTTCCTCAATCTCGTAGTCGTACACAACAGCCGCAATGGTCATTTCGATTCCATCGTAGTTGAAGTTTGCAGTCACAGTCTTTGTCTTTGCTTCTTTTGCCATATCATTCATCTCCTTTTTTGTTTTTGTAGAGGTGTCGTCGTCGCGCTCGTTTTTCGTTTTCGCTTGGGATGTAAGTCAGGGATTTGGGGTCAGATGCCGCGTCGGCTTCATCTATACGCAAATCCCTCTTTGATTTATAGGTTTTGGTTTTCAACTCCGCGTCGGGGTCGTATTGTTCGTCGTGGTCACGCAAACCAACCGCCTGTTCATTGGACCAACGGATGAAGTGCTTCTGACCTGCTGTTTGGTCGAGAGGGCGTGTGAGTCCGATGGTTTCGTCCCATGGATTGCCAAGACAGGGGTTGGTCATTGCGACGTGAGACCATGTACATGATTCACACTTAACGACTACTTGGTGTGTCCAAGGTTGTGCATCACCACGCTCAGAAGTACGACCAAGTTCAACCGCAGACACCATGTGGTGCATACGGATGTCTGTGTGTCCACAGTCAGGACAGAACAACGGGTTTCCGTCCTCTGCCATCATCTGCTCACCTTCGAGGTTGAGCACCTTGTTCTTGATGTCCTCACAGATAGGGCAGACTTTCTTGACGTTCCACTCTGTTTGATTGATTCTCTCATCACTCGCCATCTACGCTCACCTCCGGTGGTCGGTGTACTGACTCAAAAAGGATTTCAAGATGCGCCGTAGATGCAAGGTATGCGAGAGTCTTGGGGTTCCCGTTGTAAGAATACCCTGCGCCCGTCCCCTCGCTGAACGCTGCGATGAGGACCTCAGAAACACCAATTTCAGCCAAGCGCTTCTTGCACTCGTCCATGATAGCGAGAGCGACTTCATTCACCACGAGCAGACCTCCTGATGGATTCTTTGAGTTGTTCAACCATTTCATTCATATCCTCATCGGCCATTTCTTCGTCGAAAGCAAAGTCTTGCCATCTCTTCAAAAACGACTTGATTCGCTGTGAATTGGGTAGTGGTGATTCAATCCATGATTTGCCGTCGCGCCTAAGTTGCCTGAAGGTCTTCTCTCTAAACGCAACCCAACACTTGTGACACATTACCTCGGCGTCTTCGGCCAATTCCCACTTTTTCACAGTAGGGACGTCTCCGTCCTCTTCATCTTCGAATCTGACCCTTGTCTCTTGCAAGTAAGGTTCGTAAATCGGTTCTCGTATGACGTGTGAACGTGTGCCTGTGCCGCATTCAATGCAACTCGCATAGGGTACTGCGGGGACGTAATCTCTTCCCATGAATACGGTTATGCTTCGCATCAGCCATAAGGCTCACCAGCGACACCCTCAAGTCCTCTAACAACTTCGGAGGGTACATGTCGAAGGATACAGGAGTGGCTCCGACAACTCCACACGTTGCCACATCAAACAATTCATCAGCCACAACGCCTCTGCGCGGAGTCCCCAACAGAGACTCACCGACCGCCCGCCTTGAAGTGACCGACACAGGCCGTTCTAATTGGTCATACGACCTTCCGTTTATCCCTTTGAACATCCCGAGGTACGTGGACTTCGGTCGGTTTTTGTCACTCTTTGAACTCATCAAAAAGCACCACGAAGACTCTTTCGACAACAACGGAGCCATTACTGCCGCCAACAAACCCGAATCCTTTGATGCAACTGACGTCACGGCACACCGTGGGTTCTTGTTGAAAGCAAGTATGAGCAATACCGGTACCCTTCACATTATGAACAGACCAGCAGTAGGGTCCGCTTCGGTGAATACTTCCACCGACTACCTTGGAAACACTATCGGAAGCGCCACTACCGGCCCACGGATGCTAATCGACAACAACGGTGTCACGAATGCAGCATCGTACCTGCACTTCGGGTCACAGCAGTTCATGGGTATGCCGCTTGAACCCGGAGAAGCACTATTCATCGAAATCACAAGCGCATCGAACATCTACATCGTACCGACGGGCACAGGGAACACCCTTCATTGGATACCATCTTGAGGTGATTTGATTGACACAACTTACAGGAAGTCCATTAGCATACCTCCACACACATAGTTTGAGGTCCAACACAACCCTCGCCCTCACCGCCACCACATACTCTTCAAGTAAAATGATGACATTAACAGCAGCAGAATCACACGTTATTCGTATCGCTACAACGGGGAATGTTTTCTTCAAAGGAGACAATGACGACGGCACAGGCACTCCACCCTCCACCGGCGCTGAATACCTTCTCACAGAAGGGGTCCATTACCTTCGATACGATTCTTCAACAGGACAGCCATACCTGTACTTCCGATTGCACGCAGCCGGTACAGCAACCGTGAACATAACACAGATGAATCCTATAAACTGATGTGAGGATTTTAGATGGCAGACCTTGGTGCACACTTATCCCAACGCGGAACCCTCGTCGACACAAACAACGACGGAATCGCAGACGGGTTTGCACATACGGTCAAGAATGTAGGCAACTTCACTACCTTTTCTCTTACCAATGGTGTCCTTTCATTGGCACCAGCCGCCGGAGGCTCTGCCATCGGAGGAGCAGACACACAAGTGCAATTCAACGACGCAGGCTCTCTAAACGGTGAGTCCACTTTCGTCTACAACAAAACTTCGAACACTTTGACGGTGAGCAACCTCACCGTTTCTGACACGCTCACCGTTACGACCACTACAACGCTAAACAGCAACACCGTCACGATTGGTGATTCAATCATCGTCCTCAACAGCGATGCCACAGGTTCTGCAAGTGCAAATGCCGGTATCGAGATTGAACGTGGCGACGACGCCAACGTTCAGTTGCTATGGGACGAAACCAACGACCAATGGGATTTCGACGGATTTGCACTTGGTGCTGTCGGGAAAGTCTACGGAGCAGGCTCAGGAGCAATCTACACTTTCACAAGCGACACAGATACGGGGGTTGAACACACAGGTACAGACCAACTCGGTTTGCTCGTTGGAAACACTCGTGTAC